TTAATGGTGTTGCTTCTACTTGTCCAATGTCCACATATAGTTTCTTTGGATTCTTTAAGTATAAAGCCATACCACTGTCATCTCTAGGTAGTTCATCACTAACTGTAAATGATCCTAATGATAGTGTCTTAATATACGACAGGATATCTTCTCGCATTTATCTTACCCTCTTCAAGTTTATTTGTCCTGGTGATTTCTCTGATGATTCAACTGTTAAGTCATTATCAAAGTCATACCAGTCTCCAGCAGTCAACAACTCTGTTAGGAGTGATTCTGCCTTCTGGGTATAGTATCCCATCTTTTGACGTTCTGCATTATCCTCACTACCAAAGTCAGCAACCATTGGTAATACGAATTCGCCTAACGCTGTATAGACGCATAAGTCTGTAAAGTCATTATGTCTTTCCAGTATACGTTCTATATCAAGTGGTGGAATGTCTGCACTTGTGCGGTAATCAGCTATTGTTCCTCGCGAAACATAGTAATTACCCCACCAGGCTGACGAGCGTATCTTAGTTAAAATACGCTCGGTCGCCCTTATAAGAAGATTTTCAACAACATCGTCAGTCAGGCTTTCATTAGAATCAAAAAGTCTATGATCACGATCAAAGATATCTTGATACTCGGCGAAACTTATTGTAGTTCCACTTGTAATAATAAAAGCCATTGTCTATACTCCTAGGTTATAGTGCCGCGTCGCCTACGATTTTAACAGCAAGTTCTGGACGTAGAATAGCTGTGCCTGCAACCGCAGTCATTACAACATCAGTAGCACGTTCTTTAGCTTGACGATCAGTTTCCATATCGATTCCGCCACGCTGAGCAAGTCCGAATGCTTGTGGTGCAAATACGCAACCAATTGCATCGTCGTCACCGTCAATAGCAACGCCGGCGTGCTCCAGAACTGTAATGCCAGCAATAGAGCCCACGTAGTAGTTACTCATTACAGCATCAGCAACAGAAGAACTGTTCTGGTAGTTGTTAGTTGCAGTTAAAGCCGCTTTAACACCATAAGCCTGTTTAGGGTTTAAGATGCAAAATAATGGACCTTGATACTTGTTTGCACGAATCATCGCAGAAGCTTTCATCAAGTCGTTAACTGTGTTATCAGTGCCTGCCGCGCCTAGTGACTGTGTAACTGATGCAAATAATCCGATCAATTCAGCGTCTAAGCCTTCAGCAATTGCCATACCACTTTGGTTAGCAAGTGTAGAAATTACATCTTCTGACGCACTATCGCGTAAGAAATCAGTAACTTGATTGTATACAACGTGCTCAGCAAGTGTAATACTTACAGATGTTGTGTTTGTAGTGCCTGCAGAAGGAGCTGTGCCCTCACCAGGTTTGCTAGATGACATTCCTGCCCATACTGGAACAGAAACTACTTTACCAGCACCAGCTGGGTAGTCAAATACTGTTGCTACTGAACGTGCAACAGAGTTTTCATATAGTGCAATTTGCGACTGAACCAAAAGGTTCTGAAACAGTTCACTATTAATCGAAGTTGTGTTAGCCATTGTTATATCTCCTTAATTAAATAATAATGTTGGCATTATTTTATGTCAGCGAAATGTTTTTTCGCTAACTCTCTATGTTTAGGATTTTTCATATCAAGACTATTGATGTCTAAGCCCTTACTCATTCCAACACCTGCATTTGACTGTGTATTAGTCGTGCTCGCTGTTGGCTGAACAAAGTGGGGATTAGTATCAAGGAAGGTTTTAACCAAATCTTCAACGCCAATGGGTGCGCCACTATCATCATAGCGAACGGATCCATCATCACCAACTACTTCAACGTCACCAGATTGATTCAATCTAACAGAAGTTGACAGTAAAGCCTTAACCTGTTCTGGGTTAACAGAACGATATTTGGCGGCCGCATTCAGTAACGGCGAATTGACTTTGTATTCTTTGATTACTTCGTCTCTCATCTTAATTTCAGCATCCTTTTTAGAAGCCATTTCCTGTAAAGTCTTTTCAAATTCACCACGTTTAATTTGCTCTTCCTGTTTCCTTGCTTGTGCGTCTTCGCGCAATCCACGCAATTCATCAGGATCACCTAAATCTTCATATGGTTTTAGAAGTTTCTTTTCAATACTACCTCTCATTCGAGCCATCATATTGTTCACTTCATCTTGAGAATAAGTCTTTGCAGTCTCTGCCTCTGCCTGAATTTCTGTTTGTAAAGTTGCCGCTTCAGTTGCGTTATCTTGTGCCAATGTTTCTTGATCGGTCATTGTTACCTCGCCTCCTTCTGTTAGAGTATAATTTATTTGTATATGTATTTAGCATCTACAGTAAATAACGGTTAAGTTATGGTGATTTCTTACGCCTTTTAAACGTGCCGTTAGCAATCGCCATACCGTTGTTAAAACTACGTGAATGTGGACTAGGGCTTCCCCCGCCACTCCTTGCGTATCTTGCTCCGGCTCTGTGTCCAGCACAATTACCTTTACATACGCTTTTGCCTTTGTATTTCTTAACTCTTGGCCGTGCCATAGTTAATATTTCTTAGTCTTTTTCTTTTTAGGTTTCTTCATAGGTTTCTTCTTAGTGCCTTTACCTCTGCCATAAGCCATAGTTATTCTCCTTGGTTAGTTAATAATGCTGTTCTTGCATTGTTAATATCGTTCTGAGTTACTTCTGGATGAAGTGCTAATATTTGAGCATCTTCATATCCGCCCATAATCATTTCTTGCATATGCACTGGACGATCCTCTGGAGTTGTTGTAGGCATAACTTCATCCTCATCATACTCTAGTTCCATCCATTCAGCCACTTTGATTGCAATACCCTTTTGGATCTGTGGATCATTAGGTGAAGTTTCAGCGGCTGTTTTAAGTTGTGCAATTTCACTACCAGTGTCTCTAATGTTGAAACTTCCTGGATAATCAATATCGCCATTCCAAGCATAGCCCATATACTCACAGAACAATTTCCAAATCTGCTCTTCAGCAAGTTCTAGTTGATCCGCTTTCTCTGATAGTTTAGCATTAAGCAATTGGAATTCTGTTTCCATAGCAATGCCACTCATTACACGACTTTCAGTAGCACGAACAGCACCTGTGTTTGCCATCTTGTCAATGTTGCTAACTTGGTGTTGAATTGCACCTAGTATCTTGTCAACACTTGCACCACTAAACTCTAGTATGTAAGGCTTTAGGCCAGGATCTAAGTTCTCTGGCATATGTATGATTGAACCAGCACCGATACCAGCATTAGTTTCTGGTGTCTTTACTAGACTTGGGTGGCTGTCTAGTCTGATGCTTTGATCTATTTCGCTTGTGGCATTATAGATAAAACGTTGTGCGTCTGCAATGTCGGCAATGTCACTAATACCAATACTCTTGACAACGCCCTTCTTATTGTAAACACACACGGCTGGAATCTTGCCCAAACCGTTTGGTTCAATTATTGTGTCTGTTATTGTTTCTTCGCCCATATCAATAACAGTTGTTGTTATAACGTCATTGGTCCACTCTTTAACTGTATGGACATCCTTGTTAACATCTTCAAGATATTTAAAATAGTTAAGTTGATATCTACCACTTGGGCTTCTTGACCAATTCCAATCTAATACAACTAATGGTGTAAGAACACTTAGGTAAGGTCTAACTCCAGCTTCAACTTCATCGCCTCTTGTAGTTGCATTAATGTTAGGTTTGCTAACAATGACCCAGGCGTGTCCGAACACACTTGTCCAAGTAGCAACGTCTTTCATAAAGTTATCTAAACTACGTCCATCAAAGTCTGCATCACGCATAAAGTCGTAAGTTTCTGCTAGGTTTTCAATAGAACCAAGGTCACGCTTTGGTTCTGTTCTAAATAAGAATGAATTGTAAACACTAATTACGCTGGCACAATGGTTTTCCAATGGTGTTGTGCGTAATCGTGCTTGGTATTCAGGTTCTGTTTCAAGTTGGTATCTAACAAGGTGGTTTGCACGACGGTATTCTTCACCGCCAATGTAACTCTCAAGCAAGTATTGCCAAGTTTCTTTGTATGTATCGTATAAGTCATTGCCGCCAGCGACCTTTGCGATAGCGTCATTTAATTTCTGTATTGCGTCCATAGTGTTTTCCTTATGCTAACGAATGTCCCCATCGTTGTGGTTGAATTAATTCCGGATCAACGTCACGCCTTAATGGCCATCTATAGGCCACGTAATAAGACATAGCATCAAACATATGATCCCAGCCAGAATCTTTATCAGGGATTTGTGTCCCATCTTTATATGTGTATTTGTCTAGACTTTCTATACTATATTTATTTGATTTGCCAATAAACAAGTGTCTATTGCCATCTGCTGACTTGAAACGTGCATTTATAGCATTAACACGGTCTCTAATAGGGTCGTGTTTGCGTGGTGCTTTAATAACAAATCCAGCATTGTGTAATATAGTATGATCAGTCTGACCCCCAGCACTAGTGCGCCTCTGGTTGCCACTAGGATCAGGGTAAACAAATTTCTTAGAAGATGGATAACGTGCTATTATTTCATCTACCATTTCGTTGGTGTTAGATGAATACATTTGTATTTCATCAATTTGGTAAGCCTTGTCATTTACTTCAACAAAGATTGCCGCTGTTGCAGGGCTTACGTTAAAGTCCATACCAATGTGTATAACGCTGTGATCTGCAAATTCTGGTGCTTCTTGTATGTTATGCTCACGTTCAAAGCAATATCCTACTCTGTTTTCAGTTGTTTCAAACGTTGCTTCAAACTCCTGACGGAACTGTTTCTCAGTCATATCACGTTTGGCATCTTGAACTTCAGTTGCACTAACAAAGCCATTACTTAGAGTAGTATGTTGCCAACCTTTCCATACAAGAGGTATTTCTTCCTGGAGGTTATACAAGTCATATAACCAATTGCCTTTGCCTTTGGGTGTGCCAATAAACAATGCGTGTCCTTCTTGGTCTGCAAGACTTGGACGTATAACACTCATCCAAACATCTGAATCAATGTCAGCAACTTCGTCAAAAACACAATACCAAAGTGAGGGGCCTCTAAGTGCATCACCGTTCTCAGCACCCTTAAGACTTATAGTGCTACCATTACGAAGGGTAATTGAAAGTTCTGATTCATTAATCTTCTTGATCCATTTAAGTTCAGTTAAACGTTTCTTAAGGGGCTTCCATACAATCATCTTAGCGGCACGGTAGGAACTTGTAATGTAAAATACTTCCTTGTTGGGTAGTCTTGCATAGTAGCATAACTGTCTAACACTGAGGAATGTTTTACCCCAACGTCTTCCGGCAACTACTACTTTAAAGCGGTGTGGATCGTCAGCAATGTCTTGTTGAAGCTTGGTTAGATTCATTGTCCCTCACGCTCTAACATTTCGCTAATATATTTAATATTGGTTTGATTCTTCATTAACAGTTCAGTAACGTCTAGTTGGTTCTTTGCCATTTCCTGGACTAATCCATCTAAACGTTGGATTTCATTGCACAAGGATTCGATTACTTTTTGACTGTGTTGAATTGCAAGGCCTTGCATTTGCATTTCATACAAGGGGTCAAAGTTAGGATCTAGCATTTTTCTTAGGCTTCCTTAATTGTTGAAGTCTTGTTATAATTTCAATGTTGTCAAGAGTCCAACCAACAGTATAATCTATTTGACTCATACATATGTTAGTGGATTGTTTGCCTCTATTAGACCAATCTTCTTCATTGAACCATAACATTTCAAACTGTTCCCAGGTTAAGTCATATGCTTCTTTGCGGTAACGTGCTTGACTACGATGCTTTAACCAAGCATAATATTTGTCACGTCTATAAGGGCAAGGGCCAGTAATCCAAGTTTCAGGGGTTTGATATCTGCCCTGGCCACCGCCTGGTTGCAACTTCTTAGCTTCAGGAACATACTTTAAATCCTTCATAATATTATTTATCTTCTATAGTAAATAACGGTAATAAAATGGAAGATAAATTGTTCAATGATATCAATGACTTAGCAAGCCTTGTGACGTAACCTCTTGATTTATAAGGGATTCATATTAGTTGACACATCCACTTATTGATAGTATACTTAATGTATAGGCAATAACGCTTATAGGCAAACAGAAGGCACACACTATGAAAACTACATATACAGTAAGTTCACAATGTCCTACAACAGGTAGGTTCCTCGAAAATGTTTGGTATGACAGCCAAAACGATGCACAGATCCACTATGATGCATTTGACATCAACTGTCGCAACAGATTCCAAAAGATTGTCTCAACAACAACTGGCGCTGTGATTAACGGCAACAGCACCTACACTGATATTGAATGTAACTTCCATACTATGGGGGAGGCTGTGTAATGGCAAATATTATGAAAAACGGAAAAACAAAAAACTGGAGCCAAACTTATTACTCAAGGCTTACAAAAAAACAACACAAAGCAAACAATGAATGGTTCAAATCTATAAGCAATTTGCTTGCAGAAAACGGAATTATTACGGTGCCAGACTTAGGCAAAACATTTACAGTAAATGGCTTTAATTTTAAGGAGACAGCGTAATGAAAGACTTTAACAAGCAACAATGGCAAACTGCATTTGAGACAGTATTAAATACGCCAATTGATAAATTATTACAATCACATACAACTGATAAGAATATGATGCAAAGCATTTATTCATCAGATGACTTTCTTAAAACACTACCTTGGATTGAAGAACATTTTGACTATGAATCAAAAGATAACGTAACCAAAGGTATAGTATTTGTTTTAGGTGTTGCTACACTTAGTGGACATTATGTTAATTATTTGAATGAGGAGACTGTGTGAAAGCCAATGGCTTAATAATACTTGCTATGCTGTCAGGGTGTGCTTCATACTTTGACAGCCAAGACCCTTGTCAGCAAGAGCCTTATCCTAGTTTCTGTGGAAGTGCAAGAGAACCAATACCAGTTATTATCCTCGACGACGATTGGGTTCTATACTAGATAGTATTGTTTGCATTCTGCTTTCTGTATAACTATAATCTCGCTTACGTCCAAATGGCATTGAGCGCCACCCAGCATTGTCCGGTGTCCATCCTTTAGTCCAATCATCTCTACAGAATTGATCCGACTCACATTGTCTTGGACCTATTTCATCTAACCATACACGAAAGTCTAACCATTCAGGATGTATGTATACTTCTAGTTCACGTGCTTTGTTGAATGCGTTATACCATACACGCCACTCTTTAAGGTATATGCCTCTAAGGTTGTTCATAGTCTAAGTCCTGTTGAATTAATGCGACAACTTATGAACTCATTGTAGTAGTCTGTGCGACTTAGAACGTCAGCTTCAAACTGTAATTTGGTTTCCCAGTAACTCATCATTGTCTTGTTTGCACATAGCTTGAGTATAGTGCGGGTGAAATACTGTTCACCTAGAACAGCAACATCCTTGCATAGACTGTCACTTGAGCCATAGTATGTTTGCCAATCACTTGACACTATACTATGGCGCTTGTTGACTTTGCCTTTTAAGGGTGGGAGTTTCTTAGTCCTCCAGAAGTTCTTCTTACCAATATACTTCTTACCAGTTGTTAGGTTAGTAATAAGGTAAACAAAACCCTGGACATCTTCACTTGGAGTGTAGGGACTATTCTTGTAGAGCCATTCCATTAACGGTCCTCCCATATTGCATAGGCTATCAATAGCATACTTACAATTAATATAGGGAGGAACCAGTGTGGCATTAGCTCAACCATTGCCATAGTATAGTGCTCACAATCAAGGGTGGCACAAACAATATTACCACGCTTAATGCGGCGTTGATTAATTTGTTTCTACGTTCATTCTTAAGCATCATCTGAGTCTCCAAATAAGTTCTTGTAATGATCCTGACTGTCCCAGTAATCAGCAAGTGTTTCAGCAAGTTCTTCTTTGCTTACTACATACTCTACTGTGGGCATACTGTCAGCATTGACCAACAGTTTCTCAGGGTCTTTGAGTTTGATATTAGTTAACACAACACCTTTGCGTTCAGCCGCATCCATAATGCCTTGCCACTGTCTAAAGTTATTGTTCTGAGGATCGACATATGTTTTGTAAGTCTTCTGACTCTTGATGCCAGTAAGGTCCACTTCGTATATGTCACCACCATAGATTGAGCCACGCTGTTCAACGCGACTTACGAATACTGGTTCTTTTAATTTTTGATATTTTGCCATTAGTTTTTCTCCATTAGTTTGTTATACAAGTTTACACTCATTTGGGAGCTTTGTCAAGTGTTATTTCTTGGGGGCGTATACAGTAACAAAGCCACCGTCTACAATCCTTGCATCAGAATCAGAGTGAGTGCTGTCATCAGTGCCCATCCAATTGTCAACAAAGTCTTCAGCATCCCCTTGACTTTGGAATGCATCTTTAAGTATGTTTGAGTCTATTTCAACATAGAATTTAGCGTTAGACCCAGGGTTGCGTTCGAGCCATATCTTGGCCGCGTTGTGCTTTTTAATTAGTTTCATTTGTATTTCCTTCTATCCAGGGTAAAGGTTCATCATTAGTAATAGCACCATTGTCGCTCATACCCAGGAAGTTCTTGGCTAAGAATATTTGCATTACTGTATTGTTATTGCCAATAGCATTTGACCACATTGTGCGTCTAAGACTCTGTCTCATTGATTCACGCCCTTTTAGCAATTCTACGCTAAAGTTGAAGCGAAGTGTGTTATCTGTGATGCCAAACCATTCTGAGATCTCTTTATCCTTACATCCTATCTGAGCAAGTTTATACACTTCTTCTGGGGGAACTACTGTCTTATCACGTCCGACAACAGCACCATCAACTTGTTTAGTGCCCATCTTACGTGGTCCTTGCTTGGTATTAGTTGTTGGGTTATCAGTCTTCTTCATACTATTATTTATGTCTTTTCCGAGAATCCACCTATAAAATGAGAGTCTTAGCTATATCATCAAAGAGAATGTGTTAGTGTGTTATAAAGCCAAACTACGTTTGTCTTAATCGTTATGTTTATTCGTAGTTCGTTAACACTCATACTCAACACATAACTCTTAATCGCTTTGCTTAATAAGAAACTAAACAAGTGATAAGTGATATGATTATTACTTAATAATGATAAGTGATATGAAATGATTATTACTTAATACTTTCTGTAGATTGTTTCAGTCAGACGGAACTATTTTACAAGTTCCGTCCTCTTTCTGTGAGTTGCAACAGTAAGACATATTGGAAGTAGGTTTTGTTTATACACCAAACGTAAAGGACCTCGTGCTCATTCCTTCCCTACCACGGCATACTGTGTTAACAGTATTGTCACCCTCGTTACCGACATATGGTGACTGTTTATACGTTGTGTTAGTGTTTTCTGAATGACAGCATTCATTCTGTATTAATACTTAAACTCACTTCCGATTTTTCAGGATACTAGGATCTACCTAGGGGAGTGTCTTAATACGTTGCGTGTGCTCCTATACGGATGCCTTTTCCACAGTGGTAATATATATCTGGCCCACCAACCTTTAGTGCTGTTATGCTTTGCCTTTGTTATTGCCTGTCTTAATGCCTACAATGTATTTATGCCTATACTTAATTATACGCTTGAAACTGGTGA